TTACTTCTAATGCCATTCTTTTTAAGAGTGGTATTTACGACAATGCTGCTTTCCGATGTTTCTAAACCTCTAATAGTAACAGTGTTTGTTGAAGAGTTTAGAGTAAATGCATCAGAGGTTACTGTTCCGATTCCGCCACCAGTATAGTGAACAGAATATCTTTCCTGATCGAACGTATCGAAGAATGCACTAGTAATTCCAGTGATTGCTGTCAAATCAAAGGTGAGAACGCCCGCCCCGTCTGTAGTTTCTCCTGTAATTTGTCTGGATATTGAAAGTTGTGAATCTGTAAAATTGACAGAAGAAATATTTGACTCTGGAAGTTTTGCATAAAGGTATGCATTCTCATTGTTTCTGAGTTCTGGAATACCAAGTTCTGCTTTAAATTTTCCATCATGAATACCGCCATCAAAAACGCCCGAAACAGTGGCAATACCGGCAACTGTTAATGATGATAAATCTGACGAAACTGCGGTTACTCTATTGAATGTTTCATCACCACTACTTTCTTGATATCTAAGAATATCACCTACTTCGACTCCCGAGAATAATTTACCTGGGCTCGTAACTGTAGAACCACTAATATTAACTTCACTGATACCATTTCCTAATTTTTTTCTACTTAAAACGGTATCAGCGGTAAATGCTGGGAATCCACCTCCAGAGGATGTGGAAACAGATTTAATTTCTTTGATTCCATTAACAGTGAAACTTGATACTGTTAATGGAGAATCGATGCCATTAATTATAATTTGCTCATTGGTAACAAAAGTTCCTGACGTTTGATTTAAGTTGAGTGTGCTTCCAGATCCTGCTGCTACTGCATATCCACTAGCACCACTACTTTTACCTTGAATATAAGAAGATTTTGGAACTTCTGAAGAAGTGACGCTTCTATTAAATGTTAAAGACGTGTATGTTTGAATATCATACAAATACAAATCCCATTGTGTGGAAGCATTATCATATGCGGCATCAGTCAGGTTAAAAGTATATACGCGAGCAGAACCAATACCTGATGGTGAATCACCTGCAAATTGATTGTTTAATGTAACAACTACGTTCTCTTGAACTGCACCTGAAACATTATTAACTCTCAGCAAATGTCCCATTTCAAAGGGAATATTTGAATTTACAACTGTCTCAGTTTCCCTTGGTTTAATAACATCTAGTACTTTTGTAGACTGGTTTTCGACATCATATCCAGCAACATATGCCTTTCCAGGAGAGATTTGAACACACAACAAATCGTCTGTTGGAGTATTTCCGCTGTCAGTGGTTTCTCCCTCCAAAAACAGTCCATCATTACCAAGTCTATCATTCAAAGAATCTACAATTTTTATATCAAATGGTTCGACTGAATAGTGTCCAGATTCATCATAAGTTCTTTCTGCAATGTAATCTCTAATTACATTATATACAGTTTTGTCTTGTATTTTTTTAATCTTACCACCATCTACTCTCAACAATTCAATAAAGTCAGTATCATTGAAATCTGTGAGAGATTTTTTAGTCAGTGTTAATGATAATTTGAACCTATCAGCTCCAGGGGCTGCAAAGTTAGTAAATCCTTTTGCATTATCATACAGTGAATCATCATCTTTTGCATTGATGATTTTTTCTTCTATTTTCAGTCCTACTCTATATGATGGAGTATTTGAGTAATAATCTAAAATAAGAGTTTGCTTATTGACGTTAGCAAATATTCCTCTAACAAAATAAACGCCATTGTCAATTGATGCAGCCGAACCCGTGCTAGTTGCATTTTCTCCAATTAATGTAGCAAATGGAGTTCCTGCATTAATTGTGGTGTTTCCATAGGTTACATTTTCACTGGCAAACAGTGATTCCCCATCTTGGAAAGTTTCTGTAACATAGTCATTGCCAGAATCAGAATACTTTACATATATTGTTAAATTTTCTACAAGGTTACTGTCTGATGTGAGAGCAACATATTGAATCGATGCTGAAACACCAGATAATTGACCTGTAACTTTTTTGCCAATAAAATTCTTAATGTATAATGCTACGTCTACCCCCAGATTCGTAGCATCAAGTTTTACTGCTGAAAATTGATTATCAAAAGTAATAGCTCCAGGGAGAACCATGGAGCCTTCTTTAAAGATATTCTTTCCAAAGTATTCGACTTGATTTTGAAAAATCGATTGAAGAGTCGTTAATTCTCTGGCTTGTACTGGAAATCCTGGTTTAAACAGAACTTTATAAAAATCTTTATTGCGATCGAAATCGTCGTAATATGGGCTGATATTTAAATCTGTTTTTTGTGCCATCTTTTTTTAGAATTCCAGAATGATTTTAACGTCTTCTTTTTGTCGAATGTTCCTTTCAATCAAAGGTCTATTATTGATGTAAATTACATCACCTGTCTTTTTATTTATCTCTGGATTTGAATATCCGCCAGAGAAAGTAACTCCCAAATTAATTTGCTTACCATCAACTGTAACAGAAGTGTCGCTGAAACTTGTATTGACTGAGGCAGAGCCACCAGCATCAAAACTAATGTTATTGCTGCCAGAAAAACTCAAAACTTTGGATATCGTTCCTACATCATTTGCATCAGTCTGATCTTTATCATTGCTAAAGTATAAAGATCTATCCTGATAGAATTTTAATACTTTGGTGTCCTTATCATACGATGCAACGTATCCTTGAGCAGTGCCACCAGTAACAGTTTGCGTTATCCTGTCGCCAATAGTTGGAGTTCCTGTATAAGAATCTGCTAATTTAACTGCATATAACGAAGAGAATGTATTTTCAGTAAATACAGTCGTTGATGAAAACTGTTGTGGATTCTTCAACAGTCCGATTTGACAAAACTTGGTGTCAATGGGGAAATCTTTGGTTGAATCATCAAACCTAGCATAAATCAATACTTTATCAGTTCCCAGTTCAGTATAAACATCATATCCATGTCCTCTGGATGGTGGAATGATGGGAATCAATTTTGCTGGGTTAGAAATAGTTCCTGTTCTTTTTAAATCTACGATTCCATAAGTATATCCTTTTCCACCAGATACAATAGATGTTCCTGTAATAGTTCCACTACTATCAACGGTGATTGAAACTTCGCCACCAGAACCATCTCCTAAGATGTCATAGGTTCCTGCACTATATCCTGTTCCGCCATCTTCAATATAAACTTTTTTAATTTGATTATCGTTTACTTCAGAATCTCCACCTTCTCTAATCGTCTGAATATCGGTGTTTGTTGAAGTTGCCCAATCATTAGGAACAACGACATACTCTGTAGAGTCAAATTTAATAATATCAGATGGAGATACAGAGAACAAATACTTCCAAATATACCCATCACCACTAGAACCAGCAGATGATGGATCTACGTCAGTAAATGTTGGTTCATCTAGTGATCTTCCACCTGTTGGATTTGTTCCAGAAGAACCATTATCAATACAGATATAAACTCTATAATCACTATTAACTACGTAATAGTTTGCATCATAAAGTCTGGAGGTTTTGGAGATTGGCGTTTGATTTAAAATACTATAATCATGTCTATACATATCATAGGCAGTATTGGATGTCCAATCAACTTTTCTTATAACTCTTCTGATATTTGCACTAGTAATTTTTTTACCAAATAAAGAAGCATCTCTATATTGGGAAATATACTGAAAATTGTCAATAGGATTAGGAGTATTTGTATCCCAATCAGAAGTTCTACCAAATCCGGGATTTGGAGAAGTTGGATTGACAAATCCTAAGAAAGCGTAATATGAATTATTAGTATCCGATACAGAATCTACAAAGTTACCAGCATTCAGTATCCTAAATTGATCTGTTACGACGGCTGCCATATTAATAGTTTTTTAGATATTTATAAGATAATTTTAGGAAGGGCACCCGTATTTCTCAGGCTGGCATTTCTTCTTTGGATAGTTGGATACGTAGAAAGTCCAGCAACAGTATTTCCTGTAACACCAATTGAAACAGGATTTGAACCTCTTGTTAGTCCTCCACTAATATTCGATAGTCTTCCCCAAGAGTATTTTCCTACGGGATTTGTAATATTTCCTATCGAACTAAGTCCAACAACTGGAGAACCAGAATCTACATTACATGTAATAATTCCAATCGTTCCAGCGCTGCTCCAAGATGAAATCTTGTAGACATTATCTAAAAATGTTGTTCCAATTCCAACAGAAGCGGCATTGGAATCATCAACTGAGGTAACACCACTACCAATTCTTGTATCAAAGATATAAATTGGATATCCAGTAGAAATGCCAGAGAAGGAAGAAGAATGAATTGAGAATTCGAGTGCCAGAGGATGAGAACCTGTTCCTGCAGCGGTTGTAATTCCAGTTACAATACCAGAGAATCCATCAACACTGACAAAGTTAGTTATAAGTTCAACAGAATCCGTAGTCACTGTAGAAATTCCATTAACAACAAGTCCCGCAAAGGATGTTGGTGGAGATGCTGCACCCTTATCACTTTCATAATCAAATATTTCAGCATTGTCAACGAAAATTTCATTATCCGTGGTTGATAAATCGCCAATAATTCTTGCCGTTGGGAACACTAAAGATTCAATAGAATCTCTAGACTTGTAAACATTTTCTCCATTAATCTTTTTGTCAACTTTCTGTTTTATCCAAGTTAATGGTTTTGCATTAGTTTCATCAATTCCAGGTCCATTATAAGATTCCGTTTCAAATTTATCAGAATATGTCAAATCAAATATGGTTCTTTCATCTTGAGATACAGTTCCCTTAATCGCATTGTTTTTTAACACCTGAACATTGTCACCAACTTTCAAAGTTTGATTGATGCCAGTGACTAAACTACTATCAGTTCCAGTAATTCCTCTATAGAAGAATATTGCAATATTGTCTTCAACTTTAGGTGCTGATGTAAATACGAAAGATGTTCCACCAGTGAATTTGTAGGAAACGCCAGGTTCTTGAAGAACTCCGTTGACGAAGATTAGCAGTAAATTTTCTAATTTTTGATCTGGAGAAAGTGAATCTGCTGGTTCAAAACTTAGAAGTTCTCCATTGTAGAAGAGTGGGTATCTAACTCTTGTTCCATCCTGATAATTTTTTACGGAATCAATATAATCTAATTGTCCAAATTCCCATGCGGCAAAATTATCAGAATAAGTATCAATAACTGTTATTTCAAAATCTGATACTGGTGAGGATAAAGGCTTATCAGTAACAAGTCCGACTGGTTTGATAACATCACCTCTTCGGAACGCATATCCTTGTCGAGCAATCTTAAACTCAGTAACCTCAAAGAAAGTAGAACCAATTCCAGCAGTAGAAGGACCAACTTTAACGTCCAGTAAGAGTCCTATTCCAGTATCAGTGGTTGCTCCAATACCCAGTCTAGAAACACCTGTTACTGAAAGGTTTTCATAGGAAGGATCGTTAACGAATATCTCTGGATTTGTATATCCAGTTCCACCAGCACCAACAGCGAAAGATAAAGTTCCACCAGCGCCAACAGTAGCAGTAATTGATGCTACGTCTCCAATGTGTCCACTTTCAAAAACACTAATTCCAATAGAAACCAGTCCATTATATCCAGAACCATTGAAGTCAGTTGTTCCAAGTCCTACAGATACAATTGAACCTCCAGCACCAACTACAGCAGTCACAGATGCTCCTACAAGAGGTGCAAATCCTAATCCTGGTGTAGAACCAAGAGAAACTATAATGCCGCCCCTAGGAACCTCATTTTGATTTATATCAAAATCTGAAACGACATACTCTAATGGATCTATATCTGGTTTTGTAAGTCCTGAGAAGACTATCGTAGTGATACCAACAGAGGTATCTTCATTAATAACATAGTTATTATTTCTATTATTATCTGTTGTAGGAGTTTGGAAAATATTATTTACAAATACAATTCCACTTCCACCAGTTGATCCAAGTCCTGTAGTATTTGCACCACCAACTAACAATGTAAATGTTCTGCCAATTCCAGTGAATTCATCAGAAATATCATCATAAATTTGGTTTCCAGTATAATCATTTCTTAGGAAAACTCTTCCATTAAATGTGGATGTTTCATAATCTAAGTTCAAATCTGTCTTATCGATTTGTGGATTTCCTCTTGGAGCATCGGTGAAGTAAATTGTACTATCAACAATATTAAATGCACCTTTATGAACTCTAACTACAGTAGAATCTGTGTGTGAAGTTGCAGATGTTCCAACAAAACCTCTCTTAACCAAAACAAGATTCTCTGATCCAGTATTGGTAATAGGTCCTACAGTAGTTGTTCCTAATCCGACATTAGTAACCTCCATATATTCATCATCTATTTTCAGTATATCTTTTGGAGATATTGTGGATATTCCACTTAAAGAGAAGAGATTCGAAGTTGTACTTATTGATCCACCATTTCCAGACAACTCATGAGTTATCTTGGTAGCTGCTATTGGATACTGTACCAGATTATCAATGGTGATAATCGCTTTAGAACTTCTCTTCTCCATAGTAAATCTATGGGCATTACCTTCACCCAAAGTTGTAAAGGTAACTCCAGTTCCACTTTGAGCATCAGATTCGGTGAGAGCAACTTTAAATGTATCATTCGTCAGTTTAATTGCAAATACCGTTGTAGG